TGCCCATATGCAAGGTGTCGACCTCCGATAACTTACTTATAAGTAGGTGGAAGAGGTTCTCAAACGTCCCAGACTGGCAAAGATTAAACAGCCTAAGGTATCAGGAGTCTCTGAAGTATCGAGCTATTACATGGTCAAGAAACCTATTCCCCCCAGTGACCCGGCCTGTAACCCTCTAGTTATGGAACCATCTATGTGCCATACAAAGATGACAAAGTTTTATAACTTAGTCTCCAGCAGAGGCCCGACGCAAGTCAAACGTGACATGTTGGTGCCGCTCGAGACGGAATCACTGAAAGTAGCTAAAACAGGACATACAGCTATAACAGCTGGTCGGTTTAGTGACTATACTGGCTCTTAACTACCCCTTCAGGAATATGAATGGTCCCATAAGGACATTTGTAATACCTATGCAGCCGTGTAGCGACAGCTCTCGGGTCTTACCTCCCCCAACGACGAACATGTGAACAAGTTCAGGAAGATGTATACTCGATACTTCGCCTGGTTCATGCTCGAATTCACGTTGACTAACGAGGAGTTAGATCGCCCTCTTATGGATTATCCCGAGAAAGCTTTCCCAAACCAACCTTCTAAAGTCCTCCAGTATCAACAGGGTATCTAACACTGTTTATCTACAGGTAAGATCGACATGCCGACCTTTGAACTCATGGTCAAATCTGGAGAGGTGTTTAGCAGCACAAGTCGAGAGTATGACGGCCGGTTTTTCGTAGAAACTTCTACCAGACCTCGTTGCATCTGTATACCAAAAGGCAAAGGATACATGCTCATCGCAGCTCTGCAATCCTTTTTCTGGGAAGCAATCAAGAAGAGAGAGAAAGCTTTTATCTAAGGCTACTCCACTAAGCAACTGATACGACACTGGAAGAAGTATATGCCCCAGGATGCTGTCTCCATCTCAACAGATGGTTCTGCGTTTGATTCTACACAGTTTTCCGTGCTTTAAGAAGCTGACAATTACTTCTGGACTATGATGCGCCCCTACATATTGTAAATATTCTAGAGTCCACATAATCGGTGTCCGTCGGCCTCACCAGAAGAGATGACCGACCGAGCTATGAAGATTTTTACCTGTATGCACTACGATCAGTTCATTCACATGCCAGGTATATTAGACAACGAGTGGCCATTAGCCGTACAAAAAGCCTTCCGCTCTTAGATCTCTATCGAAAAAGAGCCATGGCGTAACTGGCTCCATATGCCATACTACGGAACAACCCCATCAGGACATCCAGCTCGGACTACAAAT